TTAATTTATTTTTAAAATTTTCGGTGTAGTTACCGAAGTGAGAATCTCTTCTATTTGGTCATCTATCTTCTTTGTAGCATGGACGTATTTTTCTGTTGTGCTTTGATTGGTGTGGCCAAGATGAGATCCAATAGATTTCAAAGGTATGCTGGATTCAGAAAGCAGGGTTCCGCTTGTATGCCTTAAGCTATAAGGCGGTACATACTTTATACCTTGCTTTTGACAGAACCTCCGAAAGTACTCCTTAAAGGCTGCTTGGCCTAAATGTAAACCCTGGTCATTTGTAAATACGTATTGATTGGCTTGGTCTTTTCCAGGGTATTTATAGGCCTCAATTTCCTTTAATTCGTTTAATTTCATGAGGATATATGGAGAAAGTTTTTGTTTCCTACAGTCTTTGCTTTTCGTGGACTTTTGTATATATCCCTTTTTAGTCTTGACCAGGGCTTCATTGATTGTAATAACTCCGCTTTTAAAGTCTATCTTTTCCCATTTAAGGCCATAGAGTTCAGAGGGCCGGCATCCGGTATAGACTTCCAGGATAAAAAATACAAAATATTTTAGATCCCCATACTTAGATAATTTTAAAATAGTTTCTTGGACCTGGTCAGATTCCAAGAAGTCCCTTTTGATTTCCCCACTAACTGTAGGGATTTTTACACCGGTCACCGGGTTTTTCTCAATGATTTCCAATTCATCCTTGGCATAGTTAAAAATAACCTGGAGTAAGTTCCTATAGTGCTTGATAGTCTTTGCCGATAGTGGCTTCCCGGTCTTTTTTGAGATTTCATTTTTTAAGCTGGAAATAAAAGAGATGATATCGTGTTTTTTTATCTCCGTAAAAGTCATATGGCCAAAAAAGTCCAGGGTCCTAAGCCTTAAAAGTTGCTCATAGCTATCTTTGGTCCTTTGGGTGGCCTGGGATTGGGCCAAAAACAGGTCAGAAATGGTCTTAAAGTTTGCATCCTGGATGTCCGGTTCAATATTGCTTTGGATGCTTTCAATGAGTTCTTTTTCTATGGACATAATTAAAAAGTCCAAGTCTTTTCCGGTTGCCGGAGTAGTTATGGTCTTAGTTTTACGCTTTCTCTTCCTATTGATTGTTTTTTCAACTTCGATAAAATACTTATTTTTTCCTATTTTTCTATAGGACATAATTTGCCTCCTTATTTTTAAGAAAGCTTTATGATATACTTAAGTTAGTGGCCTGGTATACCATACCTTGCTATGCCCCTAACCTGTTGCAGCAGGTTGGGGGTTTTTTATTACTTAAAAGCTTTCGGGTTAAAGTTTAAAAAAATGAGTTTTCTTTGTTAAACTTAACAATTAAATTACAAGCCTCTTCATAATTATTTAATGCTAAATTAATTATGGATTTCATTTCCTTGCTATTCAGAGCACCATCTTCTAAGCTCAATTTTTGAAATATTTTATCAACATCACTTTCCTTATAAAATTTTAAATTTTTAGAAAGCTCCATTATTTGATGTTCATTTAAGTATATTGAACTCCATGGCCTGAATTGACTTGAATATTTAAAAGAACTATCATTCAATCCGCTTAAGTCAATACATATAACTTCTAAATTATAAGATAAATATTCACTTATTCTATTTTGTTCATCAAGAATATCTAAATATGGGAAAATATTGCCTCTATATGAGGAATAAAGTCGATCTACCCTATAGTTTTCGAGATCTTTTAAGATAATTGGTTCCGCTATATCAAAATAACTAACCTCTTCATTATTTGATTTCAATTTGTCCCACATAAGCTTAAAATCTTTAGCAGTTATATTGGCATTATTTCTATGAAAATCCATCCATAATTTATTTTCATCTAAGAACTTTTTCCCTTTTTCAGATAAAACATACTTATCTACTGTAGGCGGTTTAATTTTATTCTCAACTAATCGCTCAATTAGCTCTTGCTTATTCCCACTGGTAGAAAGATTGTTTTCACTCAAATAGTTTTTTAAAATAGGAATTGTTAAGGTTTTAAAAGAGGCATAGTTATCTAAAGAAATTAAATACCCATCTTCGATAAATTTTTTATGGGTAGACTTAATATCCCTCAAATTATATATATATTTAAAATAATTTGGGTAGTCAGTGTTTAATGGGGAATTGTTGCACCAATTAAGCAATACTACTTCTCCACATTCATTTAGATAGTTTTGCTCAATATCATTAGTAGATAATTTATAATCCGATTCCTGTATGTTTGCTTCACTTATAATAGACGACATAGTTTTTTGCTTATTATCGCTATTAATATCTTGAGATGTATCAGTTGAATTTTTAAAAAATTTACCAAAAATATTCATATAGATGCCTTTCTTATACCTAATTAGCTATAAAACTTTGCTTAACTTATACGTTGCTTTTCCTAGAATTAAAACACTTGTATCCCCATTTAGTGTAATTGGCTTGAAAGATGGGTTTTCCGCTCTTAACTGAACAATATCTCCGATTTTATAAACCCTTTTGAGTGTAGCTTCTTCATCAATAAGTACAGCTGCAATTTCCCCATCATCAACATCAGATTGATTTTTTATAAATACAATATCCCCATCCAGGATGTTGGCATTAATCATGCTTGATCCACGGACTCTTAAGCAAAAATCAGCCTGAATTTTTTTGTCAACGTCGATATAATCTTCAAAATTTTCTTCCGCCAATAAAGGTATTCCGGCTGCAATTGTCCCAAGCAGCGGGATCTTTTTTGTTGTCTTTTTGACTGGGAAGACATTTTTAATTTTAAATAATTCTTGATACTTGTTTTTTACATTAGACTGCCCATATAGATAATTCATATCGACGTTGAAAAAATCAGCAATAATTTCAAACATTTCTTTGTTAGGTACTCGTTTGTTGTTTTCGTAATTACTGATTGTTTGCCTTGTGACACCAAGTGCTTTAGCAAGTTCCTCTTGATTCATCCCCTTTTCTTCACGTAGTTCTTTTAATATGGAGTTAAAATCTTTATCCACCTTCACACCTCCTTCGTATATGTATAGTATAAACAATTTGTTTACAAAAAACAAGAAAAAATTTATACAAAGTGTTGACAATAAAAAGGGGCGTGCTATAATATAAATACAGCAACGAAATGTTGCTTTAAAAAGGAGGTGTAAAGCACGCATGAGTATAGGTAAAAACTAAAAAAATAAGAGAGGACAAGGGACTTTCTGTTGGAGAAGTAGCTAAAGACCTGGGTTTGACACGCCAAGCTATATATAACTATGAAACAGATACCAGGGTTCCTAGGGATGAAATAAAATATGAGATATCAGAATATTATGGATTAAGCGTAGGAGATATTTTTTTTGATAAAAAAAGCAACAATAAGTTGCAAAATATAAAATAAAAATTAGTAAATAAGGAGGCAAGCAATGGAACAAGCTATAGACTTTGGTCTACTGGAAAAAATCAATTACAAGTTGGACCTACTGATGGACGGCCTGGAAAAGTCGGAGACAAGTGATTGGCCACTTTATATGGACACCACAATGGCTGCCAAGTACTTGGCGGTATCTTATGACACCATGGCCAGGTTGGGCCGGATAGGGGCCGTTAAGCATAAAAGCGTAGGAAGTAAGCGAATTTACAAGAGGGACTGGCTAGATGCCTATATGGAGAGGTGAAAAGATGAGTAAAAGAGCGAAGAGAACATTAAAAGTTGGATTCCGGTGGATGATTTTAGGGGCCATAGCCTGGAGCCTAATCATCGTTTTGGCCGGGGCTATAGCCGATATAGTAACAGGCAGTGCAGTAGACCAGGTGGACAGCTACAATCGAGCAGTTCATGCAGAACTACCGGAGACAGCCTATGAAGCGTATAGGCAATAAAAAAGCCCCGGCCGGGGAGGGCCAAGGCTTAATCATAGTAAATCTTAACTACAGTATATCACAAGGAGGTCAAAAATGAAAATTACAGATGAAAAGCTTTTTAGGATAAGTGTTTTGAAAGAACGGTTGGAAGCCTTAGAGGGTTTAGCCTTGACAATTAATGCAGGTAAGGAAGCAGAAAAAGAGTATAAAGAACAATTAAGGGCCTTAAAAGAGGACTATAACAGCTTTTTATCGGAAGAAGAAACAGTTGATATTTGCAAAATGTTTAAGGCGGTTAGTCTATGACCTATTTGGAGCAAGATAAATTTTTACGAGATCTAAGCCAAAACCTTAAGCAAGCCTTGGGCTACCTGGAAGAGGGAGACACCACCAAGGCCAAAGGATTTTTACAAGGCACAATATGGGCTATCAAGGACACGAGAAACGAAAACTTAAAGGTGCAAAAGCGAACTAATCAAATCCTAGATGAGATGGAATACAAAAGAAATTGTCGATAAAAAAGGAGAAAAAAGATGAATGAGTTAATGAAGTTGATTGACACAGTAGAAATTGACGACGTGGCTACAAGCTTAAATAAAGTGGCTAGGGTGCAACAAGCCATTGCTGGGACTTTAAAGAGCGGGCAGGATTTTGACACTATTCCTGGCACCAACAAGCCAACTTTGTTAAAGCCTGGAGCGGAAAAGATTTTGATGATGTTTGGATTGACAAGTGAGTATGAAATTATAGAAAGTGTCGAGGATTGGAGTAAAGGGGTCTTTGCCTATACTGTGCGATGCATTCTTTCAAAAGATGGGAAGAAAATTACAGAAGGGCTTGGAAGTTGTAACAGCAAGGAAGACAAGTACCGGTATAGGTGGGTATATGCAAATGATGTTCCTGTAGGAATTGATCCTAGCACCTTAAAAACGAATCAATATGGGAAGTTTCGAATTGAAAATGAAGAAATTTATAGTCAAGTCAACACGATTTTAAAAATGGCCAAAAAGAGGGCTCAAGTGGATGCAACTCTGACGGTTGCTTCTCTTTCTGAAGTGTTTACGCAAGATATGGAAGACATGAAAAACTTTAATCAAAAAGAACAGTCTGACAATATGTCTAAAGAGGATGCAAGTAAGTTTAAGCTTACATTTGGAAAATATAAGGGACAGTTGCTTGGAGATATTTTGTCCAAGGATGAATCGTATGTTGATTGGTTGGCAATCAATGCAAGAGATGCCATTTTAAAGCAAGGTGCAGCCATGCTTTTAAATAACAAATCTAAAACAGATGAAAATAACGTTGACAATATGGAAGAGGTCAGTCCAAACGGATTTTTAGATGAAGAAAGTCCATTCATGACAGATGACGTTCCTTTTGCATAATGAACAAAGCTTGCATGTAATTTTTTTGGGTGCTAGGTACTGTTTAGACGGGCCTAGCGCTTGAAAGGAGATTTAAAATGGCTAGACCAATGCGGAAGGGAATTGACTATTATCCTTTAGATGTCAATTTTTTAAGTGACTTGAAGGTTCGGAAAATCATTCAGGCTTGTGGGCCAAATAGCATTGCGATAATTATGCTCCTGCTCGGAACTATCTACGGAGACGAAGGGTATTTCATGCGGTGGGATGAAGATGTATGTTTCTTAATTACTGAGGCTTTCGGGGTTAAGCAGATGTACGTGGAGGAAACTCTTAAAAAGTGTTTGCAAGTTGGGTTTTTCGAAAAAAATTATTTGATCGTTACCATATTTTAACCTCAAGAGGGATTCAAAAAAGGTTCTTTGAAATCACGAAGAGAAGAAAGAATTTTCATGTGGATCAAAGGTATCTTTTAGTTAATGTTACAGAAACAGGGGTTATTGTAACAGAAACCCCAGTTAATGTTGTAGAAACAGGGGTTAATGTATGCAACGGTACACAAAGTAAAGTAAAGGAAAGTAAAGTAAAGGATAGAGAGATAGATATATATAATAAGCTAAATTCTTTACTCAAAACTAAAGTGACAAAAGAAACCATCAACAAGCTAAAGGGGTTTGACCTGAAAAGATTGGTGGAAGAGGTGGGCCGCTCTACATGGCTACAAGAAAAGGCGAATTTAAACATCTCTAATCGGCAATTTTTTATAGAGATTCTCCGGGGAAGCTATCGGGATTTTTCCGGGAAGGGATCCAAGAAAAATAGGTTTCACAATTTTAGCGGATCTAGTGCAGACTTTACGGCGGAAGAGCTGGAAGAGTTGGCTAAGAAAAAGCGGGAGATGTAAAGGCGAGGGAGAAATGGGAAATTATGCAAAAGAACTTGGAAATGTCTTGAGAACCAAGGATATAAAAAAGCTAAGAAAATTTTGTAAAAAATGTGGCCTAGAAGCTCCAAAAGATGATGACGTTTTGGAAATCTCTATGCATAAGATGATTTGTGCAAGGATTGACCTGCCTAAGAGTATAAGGACCGAATCGATGTTTTGGCTTATGGAAAGAGGCTATAGGCCGTGGGTTTACTAAAAAGGTTGAAAAAAGTTGAGGGAAAACAAGGAGGCAGAAGATGAAAGAATTAAATAACAAAATTATTGAATGGGCTATAGATCGTGGAATTGATAAAAAGGGCACGATTGAGGGTCAATCCATTAAGACGGCAGAAGAGATTGCAGAGCTTATAAAAGGAATTTCCAAGGATAATCTTGACTTAATTAAGGACAGTATAGGCGATGTGTATGTCACTTTGGTCATCGGAAATATGATCCACAATAATTATGATTTAGAAAAAATTATAAAAAGAGTTGGAGACCCTGCCTATATCGGAGATAAGAAAGGACTTATAGTGTTACTATCCTCAACGATTGGAAACACCATTGAAGATCCTTATTATAGCAGGACCATATTATGGACTATAAAAAAGCTGATGATAGTCTGTAAATTTTATAATTTAAATTTTAAAGATTGCGTAGAATCGGCTTATAAAGAAATAGCTGAAAGAAAAGGAAAAATGATCAATGGAACTTTTATAAAAGAGGAAGACCTATAAGAGTTGAGTAAAACGGAGTGGGAGTTGAGTAAGGGCGAGAAAATGAATATTTGTTGGATTAGTGCTGGGGTGTCAAGTTTCATTGCTGCCTATTTATGCAAAGAGGAATTAGAAAAAGTAGTTTATATCCACATAGAAGACCAAGAAGAAGACAGTCTTAGATTTATCAAAGATTGTGAAAAGGCATTAGGAAAAGAGGTTGAGATTATTAAATCTGATGACTTTAGCAATGTAGAGGAGGTATGCAGAAAGTATAAGTACGTCAATGGGCCTTATGGGGCAAAATGCACCACAATTTTAAAAAAGGCAGTTAGGGAAAAATGGGAAAGAGAAAACCTTCAAGAAATGCCAACATATATTTGGGGATATGATTCATCGGAAAAGCACAGAGCTGAAAGAATTAAGAAAAATGTAATTGAAGCTAATCACAAATTCCCATTAATAGAAAACAATTTAACCAAGGAAGATTGCCATGCTTTATTAAAGCAGCTTGGAATCAAAAGGCCTAAAATGTATGAGCTTGGCTATCATAACAATAACTGTGTGGGGTGTGTTAAGGGTGGTAAAGGTTATTGGAATAAAATAAGAAAAGATTTTCCAGAAGTGTTTGAAAAAAGAGCAAAGCTAGAGAGAGAAATTGGTGCTAGTTGTATAAATGGAGTTTTTCTCGATGAGCTAGACCCAGATGCTGGAAGGAATCAAAAAGAAATATTGGAGGATTGCAGCTTGTTTTGTCAAACGATACTAAGTGAAGTAGAGGTGGAAGAATGAAAAAGTTTCTAGTTGAAGAAAGTGGATATTACAAAATCAGAATGGAAGTTGAAGCAAAAGATGAAGACGAGGCAAAAGAAAAAGTCTGTGATTATTTGCCAGGTTTTGTTGATTTTGAGTCATGTGATATAGAGGTTACGGAGGTAGAAGAGTGAGATATAAAGAACTAGAAAAAGAAATTCAAAACTTAAATACTGCCTATAATAAGAAATTCAAGATAACTAAGGATGAGAAGTCTATTGAAATCTTTGATGAAACTCGTTACTATGTGTCTATTTCAAATCATGAACCATATTGTATGCAAACTTGGAAGGAAAGCTTTCTAAGCTTAGACGAAAATTTAAGACACGACCTTTTAAGTATTGTGTATAATTTTGCACAAACACCTGTTGATTCAAGAAATCTATATCCTAAATTTTATATCTCATCAAAACTAACATCTGATTATGACATGAGCTTTTTATTTAAATTTGATGGAAATATTGATTCTTTAGCTTGGGGATACCAAAATGGTGGAAATACTGAATTTACCCAAAAAGAAATTGATTATATTTGCGATAAATTCCATACAAATCTAAGAGATTTTAAGATTGAGGAGGTTGAAGAATGAATAAAAAAGACCTAAAAGAATTTATTGAAAACTATTGGGAAGATGTAGCAGATGATATTGAAGAAGTGATGGTTGCAGGATTGCATAATTCAGTAGGGACAGGAGATATTTGTGTATCAGCAGAAGTTGTATCAAAGGTTGCACGTCAAGGAGTTATGCGACTGATAGACCAATACGAAATGACCTTGCCTCTTGTCAAAGATACTCAATCAAGCGAAGGCAAGTACCTATATCTCTTATATGATTGGAGAAATGAAGAAGTTATCTATAAAACACGTTCCCAATTACAAATGTATGCACAAGTTGGAAAAATGCAATTAGATGGAGTGTATGAAGAAGATATGCACGTTATTATGGTTAACTTAGAAGAGGTGAAAGCATGACAATCGGAAAATTGTATTATTTAGCCAGTGTTTTGGATGGATTGGATAGAATTTTGTGGGTGGTTAACACCATAACCGGGTTTATGCTTGCTGGATTGGTTATCATTACCGTTGTTATGCTAACCGACTACACTTTTGACGATGACGTTTTTACACCACTTAAAAAGTACCTTAAAATCACATGTTTAGTTTTCCTTGGGACCAGCCTTTTAAATGTTTTTGTGCCAAGCAAAGAGGATTTTTTGATTATTGCCTTGACTAAAGATTATAGGCCTGAGCAGGTTTACAATATGTCAAAAGATGAGTTTAAAAGTGGGATAGATTATGCAATCGAAAAATTAAAAGAGGTGGAAGAATAAAAAAATGAAATCATATTACAAGGAAAATAAGTTGAATAGATTTTTGAAAGTATCATTAGATAGTGCAGACCTAGTTGAAACTTTTGATATCTTGAATCCATTTACAGATGGATTGGGTTTAGGAATAAGGAATTATCCTAAATTAGTAAGACAAGGAGTAAAAGAGGTTATCGACTTAAAACAAGAAAATATGCTTTTAAAAGATGATTTAGAATTTACAGAAGATTTATTAGGGGAGTATAGAGAAATTATCCCTTTAGACGATCCTGAGGATTTAACCGACGAAAACAAAGAAAAAATTAAAAAATTTTTTAAAGAGTTATTAGGCGAGGTAGAGGAATGAAATTTAAGGAACTGTCTTTAAAAGATAGGTTTAGAATGTATGTTGTTTTAAATTATCATTTCATGGGATTTGAAATAGCTAACCTAACTAAAAAATGCGAAACCGGGAAAGTATCAAAAGATTATTTGGATGGGTATTTAAAGGGGATTGATGATTTTAAAAACAGGCTAATGGAAGCGGATATTCAAACTTTAAGGAGCAATGAAGAATGAATTTATATGAACTAACTGAAATGTATCAGAATTTATTAGATTTGGATTTAGAGGACGAAGAATTACAAGGGCATTTAAAAAATATTGAAGATGAAATTGAAGTCAAGGCAGAAAATATAGCCAAGGTTTTAAGAAGCCTAGAGGCCGAAGCGGAAGCCTACAAGAAAGAGATTGAGCGATTTACTCTTAAAAAGCAAGGTGCAGAAAATCGAGCTAAGAGGTTAAAAGCCTATCTCCAAGAAGCTATGGAAGCTGTTGACAAGAAGAAGTTTAAGACGGATTTATTTAGCTTTAATATTCAAAAAAATACACCCTCTTTAAAGATTCTAGATGAAAGTAAAATTCCGGACGAGTATTTTAAGCTTGAGCGAAAGCTGGATAAGGTGGAATTTAAAAAGGCAGTTAAGGAAGGCCTATACGAAGAAGCGGCCGAGTTGGTTCAAAGTGAAAGTTTAAGGATTCGATGATGAAAAGTCCAAACTGTACTGTAGAAAAAGAGCAAGAGTGGAATCTCGTGGTCTTAAGGGATGTAGTGGACAGGATAAAAAGTAGGCCTTTAACGAAAGAGCAAGAAGAAAAGGTAAGGGAGTATGCATGCGAGCTTTTTTGGGCAACGATGGAGGAGAATAAATGAGTAATTTATCTGTTATTTTAATAATTGTAGCGGTTTTTGTGGCTTTTAATTTTACGCTGCAAGGATGATGCAAAATGAATCAAGTAGGATTAGTTGGAAGATTGACGGGGAAGAGATAAAGAATTGAGAGAGTTTTTAAATAAGATTCTTATTATAGCAATTTTTTTAACTATATTTAAAGGCTTAATTTATTTCATGGGGTACCAGGAAGCGGTATTAATGGTGCTATGCATGTTAGTTGTGGACAGTTTCGACAGGTAGACACAAAAAGGAGGATATATGAATCAAGTTAGTTTAGTGGGCCGATTAACACGGGACCCGGAACTTAGATACACCCAAGGTGGAACGGCTCATTGTCGTTTCACTCTTGCCGTGGATCGTGGGCTTAGCAAAGAAAAACGGGAGGAAGCAAAGGAGAAAGGCCTACCGACGGCTGATTTTATCTCTTGCCAGGCTTGGGGAAAGACGGCAGAGATTATCTCAAATTATGTAGCTAAGGGGCACTTGTTTAGTATCTCCGGGACTATCCAAACCGGGAGATACGAAAAAGACGGGCATACTGTCTATACCACGGATGTAGTAGTTAGGTCCTTTGACTTTATCCAGGCTAGGGTCCAGGAAAGTCCAGGACAGACCACGGAGGACACAGGGCAAGGATTTTATCCGGTAGATAATGATGACATACCATTTTAGGGGGTAAGGGATGAATAAAGAAGAGTTAGAAAAAGAAAGAGTGGAAGCTTTTGAAAAATGGTTTGAAGGCTGGTACAAGAAAAGTGAAGAGTTTGAAGGAATTGAAGATAAAATAAGAGAAAGAAACCTTGCTGGATATACCTATATAGAAATCAAGATAAAATACACAGAGGACCAGCCAAGTGTTCGGTTAGATAGTGGATTGTTTCTAGACTGTTTGAAAGACGAATTTCCGGACTTCAATTTCTCCAGGAAGCAGATTACAAAAAAGGGTTGTCCGATGGTTGCCAGTGGAGTCATGATATCTATTATTTGGGGTTGAGATGGCCTATCGTAAATATAAAGCTAAGAAGGTCATTGTAGATGGGATTCCATTTGATAGCAAGAAAGAGGCTAGGCGGTACCAAGAATTAAAACTACTAGAGAGGGCCGGAGTAATTAAAGACCTGGTCCTCCAACCCTGTTTTTTGCTCCAGGATAAGTTTAAATACAAGGACAAGACGGAGCATAAGATTAAGTATATAGCAGATTTTAAGTACCTGGACACCAAAACCGGGAAGGTGGTTGTAGAAGACGTGAAAGGCTACAAGACCGACGTGTACAAGCTTAAAAGAAAGCTATTTTTAAAGAAGTATGGGGAAGCATACGAGTTTACGGAAATCTAAAGGGGGAGTAAATGAAAAATAAAGTTTCTACAGAAAAAAATGATGAACTAAAAATAACAAAAAAAGCTGTTGATGTATTAGCTGAGTTCATGGCTACAAAATACAAGAAATTTATACTTGTTAAAAAAGACAGTATGAGCACCAGGATTACTGCAGATGGGTTTGAGTTTGAATTTTTATTCAATGGCCGAGAAATGGCTGGGGGAGGAAGTGTAAGGTTTTTCCTTGAGGACAATCCGTCATTAATTAATGGTATGGTGCAAAAAAGGCCAATCATGGTAACTGCCCCTTATCAGTACGAAATGCTTCGTGAAGTAGAAGATTTTTTAGAAAAAGTGCAAGAGGGTTATTAGGAGGGAGCATGGAAAGGGTAGAGTTAGACCAGTACCGGGACTTATGCCGTGAGATTAAGTACCTGGAAGAAAAAATAAAGAAGATGCCTAAAGAGGTTTCTGTTGTGAAAGGCTCTAGCCCCTATTTTCCCTACCTTGAAAGGCGGTCCAGGGTGGAAGGGCCCGGTAAGGAAGAAAAGGCCTTGCGGAAGGTCCTCTATCAAAGACGGGCCCGGTGCCTGGAGATGAAGCATAGGATCTATCACTTTATAGATAGCATAGCGGATTCCAGGACAAGGCTTGTCTTTGAGCTTAGGTACATAGACGGATGGTCTTGGCAAAAGATATCCATGTACATGGGTAGTCTCCACGAATCCTATGCCCGGAAGATTCATGACAGATATTTTGAAAAAAAGTAATTTTGGGCGGTTTGGGCGGTTTTTATAAAGTAAGATGGTATTGTCTAGAAGTGTACCTCCTTATTCTTTTTTAGACGTATGAACTTTTTTCATAGTATTTCTAGACGAGGGCCCCTTTTCGGGGTCCTTTTTGTATGGATATAGCTCAGTCAGGTAGAGCGGCGGTCTCCAAAACCGTGTGCCGGGGTTCAAATCCCTGTATCCATGCCATAGGTGGATGCGAGGAGAAAGTAAGATATATCCAGTTAACCGACAACTATTTTCCCCTATAAATACGTTTTTTAAAATTTTCCTTGCATCGGGTAAAGTACATGTCAATTAGATGGCTGGGGTGGGAGCAAGGCATGTATACATAGAAAGGTGGTGGTGTATGAAGTTAACAATTAAACAACAAAAATTTGCCGACGAGTACATCATCAGAGGCAATGCGACGGAAGCGGCCATTGCTGCTGGATATAGTCCTAAGACGGCCCATCAGATAGGCCATGCCAACTTGGACAAGCCCCATATTAAGGCTTATATCCAGGAGAGATTGGACCAAATCCAAAGTGAGAAGATAGCAGACCAGGAAGAAATCCTGGAGTACTTAACATCGGTTATGCGAGGGGAAGAGCAGGAACCGGTTTTAAAAGGTATGGGCGAAGGAGCCCAAGAGGTTATTGATATAAACCTCCAGGCCAAGGACAGGATAAAGGCAGCGGAGCTTTTGGGTAAGAGATACAGCCTATGGACAGACAAGGTGGACCTGGATGGCGGAGTTTCCGTTACCTTTGTAGAGGATGTGCCATTAGATGATTGAGAAAAGATTGAGTATGGCCAAGTTTCTAGGGAAGGGCTATAACCGTTTTTACCATAGCCGACAATTTTATAGGGTAGTTAAGGGGAGCCGTGGATCTAAGAAATCAAAGACAACGGCTCTTTGCTATATCCATGACCTTTTAAAGTACAAGTGGGCCAATTTACTGGTGGTTCGGAAGTTTTCCAATACGAACAAGCAGTCCACCTATACAGACTTAAAGTGGGCAGCTAGCCGGCTTGGGGTCTATGACAAGTTTAAATTTAATGAATCCATGCCGGAAATCACAATAAGGGAAACAGGGCAAAAAATCTTGTTTCGGGGCCTGGATGACCCCTTGAAAATTACCTCTATTTCCGTGGACGTGGGAGTCCTTTGCTGGGCCTGGTTTGAAGAGGTCTATCAGGTGGACTCCATGGACGACTTTGACACCACAGTGGAGTCCATCCGGGGGTCTTATGATAGCCCTAATTTTTATAAGCAAGTTACCTTGACCTTTAACCCCTGGTCGGAAAACCACTGGCTAAAGCGGGAGTTTTTTGACCAGGAGACCAGGCGGAAGGATGTCTTTAGTATGACTACAACCTTCCGCCTCAATGAATGGCTAGATGACCAGGATAAAAAGCGATACTTAGACCTTTACAGGACCAATCCACGGCGGGCCAAGATTGTTTGTGACGGGGACTGGGGAGTGGCGGAAGGCCTGGTCTATGAGAATGTGGAATTTAGGCCCATAGCCGAAGAAGAAATTGACATGAAGAAGTACAAGCTCTTAATTGGCCTGGACTTTGGTTTTAAGCATGACCCGACGGCCTTAATTGTTTCTTGGTTGGATGAGGAAAAGAAAAGGATCTATATCATTGACGAGCACTACGAGCAAGGCATGACAACTTCGGATATCGCCGCCATGATACGGCGGAAGGGCTATAGCAAGTCTACCATCATTGCCGATTGTGCCGAGGGCCGGCTAATTTATGAGTTAAAGCATGACCACGGCATCCGGAGGATTCAAGAATCTAGGAAGGGCAAGGACAGTGTAAATTCAGGCATTAGCAAGCTCCAAGACTATCAGATTATCTGTAGTGACAAGTGCACCAATGCCAAGGAGGAGTTTTTCTCCTATGCCTATAAAAAAGACAAAGTGTCGGGGAAGTACACAAATCAACCGGAGGACAAGGACAACCACTTGATGGATGGTTTACGGTATAGCATGCAATGCGTGGAGACAGGGAAGCTAAAGACGATTTCTAAGAAGGCCCTAGGCCTCTAGGAGGTGGAAGATGGAAAGCAATATTACAGAATACTTAGAACCGGCCAAGACGGTTTACCTGCCGGGAGATGCGGAAATAACCGATGATTTGATTAAGGACTTAATTAAAATCAAAGAAAAGGACCTGGACCGGTATAAGGTCTTGCAGGACTACTACCAAGGCAAGGCCAAGATTACAGACAGACAAAAGGACAACCATAAGGCCAATAATAAGTTGGCCCTGGACTATCCAAGTTATATTGTGGATATTTTACTAGGTATGTTTGTAGGCAAGCCGGTATCCTATACAGTAGCGGAAGAGAATAAAGAAGTCATGGCAGGGGTCCAGGATATCTTTGACCTAAACGACGAGCAGGACGAAAACACAGAATTGGCCAAGATGGCGGGAATTAAGGGCCGGGCCTATGAGATTGTTTATCTTAATGAGGAAGGCCAGGTGTGCTTCAATGAGGTGGAGCCGGAAAACATGATGATGGTTTACAACAACCAAATCAAGCCGGAACCCCTCTTTTGTCTCTATATCCGGGATGATGTCAGGGTGGACAACTTAACATCAGACAAAAAGGACAAGGTGGTCACCCTCTACACCAAGGAAAGCATTAAAAACTATGCCCTAAAGGGCGGAGATCTAAGCTTAATCGATGAAGAAAGCCATGCCTTTGGGGAAATCCCGGTAATAGAATTCTTAAACAATGACGAGGGAATCGGAGACTTTGAGCGGGTTCTATCCCTGGTAGATGCTTTAAACCTGGCTCAATCAGACACGGCCAACGACTTCCAGGAATTCACAGATGCCTTGTTGGTCCTTTATGGTATGCCTCAAACAGATTCAGACGACGTAAACCAAATGATGGTGGACCGGGTCCTTCTCTTGGATAAAGCTGGCGACAAGGGCCAAGGGGCCCATTGGCTGATTAAGGACATCAATGACACGGCCTTGGAAAACTATAAAAATAGGCTAGATGCAGATATCCATAAGTTTGCCAAGGTTCCAAATATGAGTGATGAGAACTTTGCCGGGAATGTCTCCGGAGAGTCCATGAAGTATAAGCTCTTTGCCACAGACCAAATTATCAGTCAAAAGCAGCGGAAGTTTAAGACATCCCTACAAAAGCGGATTAAATTGATTTTGTCTATTTTAAATATCAAGGGGTCTAGCGACTTTGACTACAGGGATATTTCCATTGTCTTTAATGACAACAAGCCCTATAACGAATTGGATAATATCAACACGGTTAAGGCGGCCCTGGATGCCGGTCTATCAAAAACTTATGCCTACGGAAAATTAAGAGATATAGACGACATCCAAGAGGAGCTAGACCGGCAGAGCCAAGAGGTGGATGCCTATAGTGAGGCCTTTAAAAAGGAGCTAGAGGATGATGGACAAGAAGTTCCTGAAGATTCAGACGTCCTTTGAAAAGCTGATAAAGAAAAAGGAAAAGGGCATCGTGCAAAACTATGGCCAGTCCTATAAGAGATTGAAAAAGGAGCTGGAAAAGGCCTATGAGGACTTCGAGAAAGACGGAGATCTAAAGTATTCCCGAGAGGATGTGGCCAAGCTGGACAAAAAGACTGCCGGCATCATGCTGGACCTCTATAAGAAGAATACCGGGGCCATAGAAAATACCTTGGCAGGGATTGCCAAAAAGACCCGGAAAGAATCTACAAGTGGCCTAGTCGTCCCTATTAAAAAGACCTTTGACCCCAGTCGGGTCATAAAAAAAGAAGTGGCCGGGAGGATATGGACAGAGCGGGTAGACCACTATGGAAACAACTTTATTTATGATGTCCACTCCATCATCAAGGAAGGCCTAGAAAGGGGCGATAGCTACACAAGCATGGGCAAATCCCTTAGAAAGAGGTTTGGAAAAGACATTGGCAATGTGGCCCGGATTGCCCGGACCGAAGGGGCCCGGGTCCTGGAAGATACCAAGTTTTCCACCTTTAACGAGGTCAACCAAAATTCCAAGGTTAAGGTGGTCAAGGTTTGGCGGACCATGCAGGATGAGGCCGTCAGGTCAAGCCACCAGGCCATGGAAGGGGTGGAAGTAGACCTGGAAGAAGAGTTTGTCCTGCCTAGTGGGGCCACCTGCCTTTATCCAAAGGATACAGGCTACCCGGAAGAGGATATCAACTGCCGGTGCTATTGTGAGTATAAGACAGTAGAGGACGAGAGAGAAAATTAATTGAGAATAAGTGGGTGTTTCCTGAATGGAAATAGCCACTTTTTTATTGCCTTTTACTTGCTAGGCGTTAAAGAAGCATGGGCGAATCAAAACAAGATTTAAAAATGGGAAAGGATGATGAATCATGGATGAAACAAACTTAAATGTAAACCAAGAAGCAGACCTAGAGGCTCAAGAACAAGAGGCCAAAAAGGCCACAGAGGGCCAAACTGGGCACAATGACCAAGGCCAAGACAAGGAAGACAAGACCTTTAGCCAAGAGGATGTAACGGCCATTGTGGAGGCCAGGTTGGCAAGGGAACGGGCCAAGATGGAAAAGGAAGCTGAAAAGAAGGTTGCGAGTGCCAAAAAAGAGGCAGAGCGACTGGCCAAGTTATCCGAGGAAGAAAGACAAAAGGAAGAGGACCAGGCCAAGGACAAGGCCTTAGCAGAGGCCAAGGCGGAATTGGCTAGGGTTTACCTGGAAAGGGACACCGTGAACCGCTTGTCAGAGGAAAAGATTCCTACAGACTTTAAGGACTTTTTGATGGGGGTTGATGCAGAGGCCACCAATGAGAATATCAAGGCATTTAAGCCAGTCTTTGAATCCATGGTCCAAAGGGAAGTGGAAGAAAGGCTTAAGGGCAAAACCCCCAAAAGGGCAAGCCAAGCTGGGAAGCCGGATGTATGGGCCGGCTTAAAAGATAAGTACAAGAAAGGATGAGATTATGGCAATTAAAATTTATACGAAAGAGTATGCAGGACTATTAGCAGATGTATTTGAGAAAAAACAACACTTTTTAAGAACTTTTGGAGGAAAACTCCAAGTACAAGACGGTATCACAAACAAGGACACCTTTATTGACTTAAAGGTTTCCGATACAGATGTAGTGGTACAAAAATACGACGTGGGGGAAAATGTGGCCTTTGGTACAGGGACAGGAAATTCCAACCGTTTTGGCCAAAGAAAAGAAATTAAGTCTGTTGATGTGCAAGTCCCCTATGAAGCTCCTTTAGCTATCCATGAAGGGGTGGATAATTTAACAGTTAATGACAATGCGGACCAAGTCATCCAAGAAAGATCAGGTCTACATGCTGAAGCCTGGGTTGAACAAGTTAACGGATTTTTATCCAAGGCCCTATCTGATGCAGCCCATAAGACCTTAACCGGGAAATTGACGGAAGAAGATGTTGTCAAGACCTTTAATGAGGCTTCTAAGCTTTTTGTCAACAATAAAGTCTCCAAGGACCTAGGTCGTGTGGCCTATGTATCTCCTGATGTCTACAACTTTATCATGGACTCCAAGTTATCTACGACAGCTAAGGGAGCAACAGTAAATATTGATGGAAACGAGTATTATAAGTTTAAAAACTTTATCCTGGATGAATTAGCTGAAGAGTATTTCCAAAAGGGAGAAAACATTATGTTTGCTGCAGACAATGTTGGAGCTGCCGGAGTTGGGATTGAGGTCTACCGGATGCTTGATTCTGAAGACTTTGCCGGTGTAGCCATCCAAGCCGCTGCCAAATACGGAAAATACATTCCCGAAAAGAACAAAAAGGCCATTGTAAAGGCTAAATTAGCTGCCACTACTGCTTGATGATGGACATGGACCAAAAGCAAATCAAGGACCTACTAGCCCAGGCCCGGGAGGAAAAGAAAGAGGATAAGGCCAGGTTAAGGGCCCTCTATTTAGAGCAAATTGAGGACTATTGCAACCTATCCTTCGAAAAGGACCTGCCGGCTGGGGTGGTCTTGGCCTTAGATGAATTGGTCAAGACAGACCCTAGCCGGTTTAACCTGGCCAGTGAAAAGCTATCGGATATGGCAGTAACCTATAGCGGGACTTCCGACGGCCTACCGGGTTATATAAGAAACTGGCTTAATCCTTATAGACGGATATACCTAGCCGGAAACAAGAGAAAGAGGCCCTATATTGCCAATCCTAGACACTAGCAAGGTGGCGGAGGTCCTGGAAAGAATCCGCCTCTTAGAAAGTATGCACGTCAAGGTGGGGGTTATATCTTCCGCCGGGGGGCAAATGCTGATGATTGCCAATGTTCACGAGTTTGGATGTGATATCCCTGTAACAGACAAGATGCGGGGGTTTTTTATCTACAACTTTGGTGTGGCCCTAAGGGCAGACACCAAGGTCATTAAGATTCCGGAGAGGTCTTTTATCCGGTCCAGCTTTGACAGTAAGGGGGACCAGGTGGGAGACCAGGGGGAAAGGCTCTTGGACCAGGTAGTCAACGGAGACTTGCCGGTCAAGGCCTTTTATGACCTCTTGGGGCAAACGTCAGTTAATGCCATCCGGAACTTTTTAATCCAAAACGTGACTTCCCCGGCCAATGTGGCCTTGACTATTGCAAACAAGGGGGGCAAGTCTAACCCATTAGTAGATACCGGTAGGCTAGTAGGATCTATAGACTATGAGATTGTAGGTGGATAATGGCAATACACGACTTTAAAAGATTGGTAAAAAAGTACACGGCATGGACAACCCTAGCCATCATAGAAGAGCCGGGCCATTATGACATGGACAATGGTGGGGCCTGGGTCCAGGGAGCCCAAAAGCTCCTTATTTTAGACCCGGCCGCCATTGTCCCCATGAACCAGGATGACCTGAAGTTTGACCAGGGCGGGACCTACTCCAATGACAACCGGAAGCTCTATTGCTATGAGAAGTTGGCCAAGGGAACGGTCATTATCAACTGCCAGGTCAATGAGTCTATCCGGGAATATAAGGTCCTGGCCGAAAAAGACTACTCCGACTTTGATGAGGGTCTTTTTATTTATATCCTAGAAAGGGGTAGCCGAGATGATAAAGACCCTGCGTAAGCTTATGGTCAAGGGTATCCACCAGGAAACTGGCCGGATGCTTGTGGCTACAGACAACAACTACACAAAACCGGCCTATCCCTACTACTCCTATAAGTTTACGACCTTAAGGCAAAACGTGGGAGAAGGCGGGGTCTACAAAGAGGGCTTTGACAAGTCCACAGACCCCAAATTTAGGCATGACCTGGTAACCACCCTGGAATTCCAACCTAAGGTGGTTATGTCTTTTAATGCCTACTCCAATGACCTGGTAGAGGCCCAAGAGGAAATCTTAAGGGCCTGGGAGTGGTTTAAGCTAAAGGGCCGGAGACTCCTATCCAAGGAAAATATTGTGGTGGTGGATGTTGGAAATATCCAAGACCGGTCCACCTATATGGTGGGGGCCTATGAGTTCCGCCAAGGATTTGATGTGGAATTTAGGGTCCTCCACCAATTTAGTGACCGGAGTGAAACGATAGAAAGTTATACAATCAATGGAAAAATTGAAGGAGGAAAAGAATGATTTTAGATTTTCCTGTAAATATTCAGAGAAAGACGGTTGGGCTGTCTGAAAGAGGATTTGGAACCATCCTAATTTTTGACCCCGGCCAAGATTTAAATTTTAAATACCTAAGCCCCGAAGATGTAAAGGGCCTAGATACAGAAAGTAAGGCCTACAAGCTGGCTAGCCGGCTTTTTATGCAAAAACCCCAACCTCAAGAAGTGGCCATTGTTGGCAAGGCCGGAGATGCCGTTGAAGGCTTTAAGAAGGTCCTAGAAGAAAATAGGGACTTTTTCTTTTTGACCTGCACAGACAACACAGTAGAAACTATCAAGGGCCTATCCAAGCTATGCCAAGTCAATAGTAAGTTATACGGGGTTACAGTCAATAAATACGAGGATGCAGAAAAGCTCTTTGAAGAAGTGGACGATAACACCTTTGTTGTCTACCATGACGACCCGGAAGCCTATGCAGCGGAAGCCTTGGCAGTGATTATGTCCTATAAAATTGGGGGCAAGACTGCCAAGTTTAAGACCATCCAAGGGGTTAAGGAAGCCAAGGTTACTAGGACCCAATTAAAAGCCCTCCATGACCATAACATCTTTTCCTATATTGAAAAGTTGGGGGTCCTCCAAACTACGGAAGGCAAGGTCCTAAGTGGAGAATATATCGACGTGGTTCTTGGAGAGTACTGGATTAGATTTAGACTGGAAGAGGCCCTACAAAGATTGGCCCTAGTGGAAGATAAGATTCCCTACACAGACCGGGGAATTGGCATGCTGGTAGGAGAAACAGAAAAAGTTTTGTCCAGGGCCGTGGACCAAGGAATTGTGGAATCCGGCCAATACAAGATTGACTATAAGTTAAGGGCAGATGTGCCAAGTAATGAGGTAGCCTTGAGAAAATACAACTATGTAGTATGGACGGCTATGCTCCAAGGTGCTATCCATACCGGCCAAATCTCCGGTATCTTAACTTATGATGTGGTAAATGAGGAGGAGGGTAAATAATGGCAGAGAAAAAAACATATACCTATGACCCTGATAAGGTCATTATCCAATTAGACGGGGTTTATCTAACTGGTTTTTCCGACGATGCAAAAATCACAGTGGAAAAGAACGAAGATAATGTCATTCCAAAAGTTGGGGTAGATGGAAGCGTCCACTACACTCTTAACCATGACGAAACCGCCAAGGCAAAGCTACCCTTGATGTCTACAAGCCCTCAAATTAACTTTATTACAGACTTGGCAGACAACAAGAGAGACTTTAACTTTACCATGGTGGACATGAATGATAATGGACGGAATATTTCTTGCGACGAGTGCCGGATCCTTAAGTCTCCGGACTACTCCAGGAAGAAAGAAGCAGAAGGTGTGGAATTTGAAGTCTTTATCCCCTTCTTTTACAATAAGAGCCTTTAATCGGGCTCTTATTTTTTATAGGAGGTAAGTATGGAATTTAAACAAAAAAGGTCACTGTAGAGGGGGTAGAATACACCCTACAAAAGTTGCCAATTCGGAAGGCCTTGGAAATCCGCCAAAAGTGGACCCTGCCCAATGGAACGACCAGTGATCTAATTATGTATGAGGAGTGCTTAAAGCATATTGTGGTAGATCCCAAGGTTAAGATTGATGACTTTGAGGAAGTTTACGAGTTAGAGCTCTTGGTTGGCGAGTGCTTGACTTTTCAGTTCTTGGAGAAGAAGAAAGAGACCTCAAAAGACAAGTAGATGCAGACTACTCCACCTTTTGGCGGCCTGCTCTTGAATTGATAAAGCTAGGCTACTTGACCTATACAGAGGCCATGGAAATCAACCGAGATGACCTGCACCGCCTTTGGTATGGTGCTAAAAGGGTGGAGGAAAGCTTCTCCAGGAATGAGGTGTAAAAATGTCTGTAAGAGAATTAGCGTGGAAGTTAAGTGCTGAAGGAGCTGGAGCCTTTGCCGATGATGTAGGACGGGCAGACAAGAAGGTAGACGACTTAAAGGGCAAGATGGAAGCATCGGACAAGGTGGCTTCCGGAGCCTTTGGACGGATGCAAAGTGGCCTGCAAAGTACCGGCGGGAAGATGAAGGCCGTGGGTGGGTCCATGGTCAAGGCCGGAGCTGCCATGACGGCTGCTACCATGCCCCTGGCTATTAAGTTAAAGCAAGGGGTTTCTGATGCCAGGGACCTGGACACGGCTATCCGGCAGGTTACCACCTTGACGGACGAAAATATCCTGCCAACAGCAGAATTAAAAAAGACAACCAAAAAGATCTCCAATGAATCCGGAATTATGCAAAAAGAAGTGGCCAATGCCATGTATGAGGCCTTATCTTCCGGGGTCAAGACGGAAGATGTGGTGGGTTTTACAGAGCAAGGCTTAAAACTAACAAAAGCCGGCTTTACAGACCTGCCAACAGTTATTGATGCTACAACAACGGCCTTAAATGCCTATGGGGACAAGGCCTTTGATGTAGGCAAAATCCAAGACATCATGGTCAAGACCCAGGACTTGGGAAAAATTACCGTGGACGAGTTTGGGAAGTCCATGGGCCGGGTTATTCCAACGGCTGCTGCTGCCGGGGTCAATCTAGACCAGCTTGGGGCCGGATATGCCCTCCTAACCTCTAGAGGGATGCGGGCAGAACAAGCAACGACCAACCTAAATAGTATGCTGGCGGAACTATCCGCCACCGGGTCCAAGTCAGACCAGGCCTTAAGGCAGTCTACCGGTAAAAGCTTTAAAGAGCTAACCGCCGAAGGAAAGAATGTCGGAGAGGTTTTAGGAATTATCCAAGAGAAAGCCAAGGCATCCGGACTAGAATTGGCGGATATGTTTGGGAACATGAATGCAGGAAAGGCGGCTCAATCCTTAGCCCAAGGTGGCCCGGAAGCCTTTACTGGAACCCTGTCTCAAATGCAAAATTCCGATGGGTCAGTGGACAAGAACTATGAAAAGATGATGGGGGATGAATTGGCCCATGCCAAGGCGGTGGAGCAGTTAAAAAATGCCTTTATTGATATGGGGACAGCCGTTACACCAGTCTTAACCACCATCATGGAAGGGATAGGAAGTTTGGCCATGAAGTTTCAAAACCTGTCCCCGGAATCTCAAAAAATGATTTCCATCTTTGCCTTAATTGCCGTGGCAGCAGGGCCCTTGCTAATGATTTTAGGCGGTTTAGTCGTGGGAATCGGAGCTATAGCAACAGGAATTGGCATGCTAACGGCCCCAGTCTTAATTGGGGTAGCTGCCTTTGCCCTTTTAACGGCTGCTGGGGTGGCCCTGGCTACCCACTGGGAATCCATTAAGGCCAAGGCTGCAGAATTAGGGGGAGCCATTAGGGGCAAGCTCCAAGGAGCGGCCAATGCAGTATCCGGAGCCTTCCAGTCCATGAGAAGTAAGGTTACAGGGGCTCTGGAAGGGATTAGGAAAAAATGGCAAGATGTAAAGGCCTTTTTTGCCAAGCCCATTAAAGGGGTCATTTCTGTTGCATCCAATCTAGCCGGTGGAATTGTGAACAAGATAAAGGGCGGCGGCAAGGTGCCAAGCCATGCCAGCGGTCTAGATTCTGTACCCTACGACGACTATAATGCCAACCTCCACAAGGACGAGATGGTCCTAACATCAAGAGCATCTAGACAATTTAGGGCCCTAGGGGGTACAAAAGACGGCCTACCCAGCCTATCCGGCCGTGGTCAAGGAGACACCTATAACACCACCAAAAATGCAGGTGGCAACACTTATAGTCCCACTATTGTCATTAACTACAGTGGCAAGGACAAGGACGAGGCAAGGGGAATTGGCAATGCCGTAAGAAGAGAACTGGAAGCCTTCTTCAAGGAATTGCAGCTGCAAGGAGTGTGATCAATTGGCAAGAGCAAATACAACAAGAATTAAACTAGGGGATGTCATCATGGATGCCGTGGTTAAGGAAAGCCCCTCCTTTGATGCAGAGGTAACTCAAAAGCCCGTGGAAAAGGGAGAGGACATCTCCGACCATATGCAGACCAAACCTTATACAATCCAACTTTCGGGCTCTATGGTCAATGATGCTCCGGCTAAAATCCAAACCCTCTTGTCCTATCAAAAAGAGGCTAAGCTCTTAAAGTATGTAGGCCGGGGGATCTATACCGATATGGTCATAACTAAGCTGGAAACAGACCATAGTACAAAAAATGCTAAGGGCTTTGACTATAACATGACCATAAGCCATGTCAAGATAGCCAAGCCGGAGACCTTTGAGGTCAATGTAAAAAACCCAAAGACCAAAAAACAGGATGCTAAGACAGCCAGCAAGGTTAAGAAAAAGACCAATGCCGGAAGAAAGCAGGTAAAGCGTAGATGATGAAGTATATCGAAATTGAAAAAGACCAAATTCCCTATGAATTTGAATTGGCCCTAGACAAGGGGACCTACCAATTTGAAATCAACTACAATTCCCTGGGAGACTTCTTCACGGTTTCTTTAAAAAAGGACCATAAGCTTATAGTTAGTGGCTGTAAGTTGGTCTACAATGTTCCCCTATTTGAGGGCCTAGGCTACCTGGATATTCCAAGGCTTATGATAAGGCCCCTGGATACGACGGGGGTCAACCAGGTGGCCAACTATGACAACCTAAGCGAGGATGTGTTTTTATATGTACTGGATTAGGCAAATAGAGGTCCTGGCAGGGCAAAAGAAGTTTACAAACCTTGGGGAAAATGGCCTGGAGATTGAATTTGATGTGCCCTTTAATGATAAAAAGGAGCCGGATGTTTCCAACGTAACCATCTACAACCTATCCGATGCCACTATTAACGACATCAAGAAAGATGACTATCTCTACTTAAATGTGGGCTATAAGGGCTTAAATAACCTATCCAATATCTTGACTGGGGAAATTGAGGAAGCCAAGACAGATTGGCAGGGCCTGGACAAGGCCACCAAGATTACAGTTTCCGACGGGGGCAAGAAGTGGAGGACGGCAGAACTCAACAAGACCTACAAGGCAGGGACCAAGGCCAGTCAAATTATGCAGGACCTGGCCAATGTCCTGTCCTATGAGGTGGTGGAAATCAAGCCTAAGAATGACAAGGTCTACAAGCTAGGCAAGACCATAAAAGGCAAGGCCAGCAAGAGCCTATCCCAGTTGGTGGATGACACAGAATCTAAGATGTTTATCAACAAAAATAGGCTGGTCATCCGGGGGCAAAAGGAAGGCTACCAAACGGGCTTTGTCTTAAACACCAAGACAGGTTTAATAGGGATCCCCACCTTAAACAAGGATGAGAGTGGGGACAAGACGGAAGATGTGGCCAAGGAAAAGGATAAGAAGAAAAACAAGAAAACAAAAAAGACCTGGAAGGTGCAGTGCTTATTAAATCCAAAAATTGAGACGGACTCCATCATCAAGGTGGAATCTAAGGCGGTTAATGGGACCTTTAGGGTTATCAGTGGCAAGTATGGCCATGACTTTACCATGGAATTGGAGGTGGAAGAAGTATGACAGAACAAGCAAACAAGCATGCCAATGGTTTTTTCAATGACTTTGGCAAGAGCCTTTTACAAGATACCAATGTCTGTAAGCTTGGAAAGGTGGTCAACTTTTACCCCGACCAAATGAAGGTGGATGTCCTGCCTATGCCCAGTGAAGATAATTCCATGATTATCAATGTTCCAGTGGCCACGGTAAGGTCTAAGGACTTTGTCTTTTACTACCCCTTAGAAGCCGGAGACCTGGTGGTCCTCCTCTTTGTAGACAATGACACGGATAATATTTTACTGGGCCAGGATTCCGCCGAGACGGAAAGAGTCCATGACATATCGGATTGTATTTGTCTTGGGGGGATTACACTTTTAAAGGATTCCCTGGGACTTGCTCAAAAAGATGCTGCAGTTTTACAAACTACAGGCGGTTCCGGAAAAATTACCCTGGGAAAAGATGGAAGTATCAAGCTAGAGGGGCCTAAGATAGACCTAATTGGCCATGCTAGCTACAACGGGAAGGAAATTGCCTGTAAGGGCGACGGAACTTCCGACGGGGCAAGCATTGTCTAGGGGGTGGATATGTATAAAAATACCTTTAAAATGGTGGCCGGAGACACGGTAGTTGACCGGGACTTAGTCTTGGTTGGCGGCCAGGAAGAGTTAAGGCAAAACGTCGAGAACCGGCTCTCTGTCAACTTGGGAGAATGGTTTTTGAATATTGGCCTGGGCCTAGATTATGAGGCCATAAGTGGAAAAGGGGTCACGGACAAGGACATTGATTTTGCCATCCGGGAGTGCTGCCTCCAAGATGACCGGGTCAAGGAAGTAAAGGAAATAAAGATTACAAGACAGGCCAAGGAAAGACGGGCTGAGATTGATATTTTAATTATAGACAAGGGCCAAGAAGAAGTTTGGCTTAAGGAGGTGGTGGACCTTGGATAATTGCAAGGACGGATTGTGCATGATAGGCAATGTCCAGGAGATAGACAATAGCAAGTATGGCTTAAGTAAGTATGGATTTAGACGGAAGCTTTTTCCGGAGTGCCTGGCAGACAGGATAGCCCGAGCCAAGAAGGTCTTTGGGGTCAACATTGACACGTCGGAGACCTCTTTTCTTGGGAAGTTAATCCGGAATTTATCCTGGGATGAGGCCTACCTATGGGAGTTGGCAGAGGATGTCTATAACTCCCCCTTTGTAAATTCCGCCCAGGGGACCGCCCTGGACAATGTTGGGATGTACCTAACTATTAGCCGGAGACCAGCTACAAAAAGTAAGGTCCTGCTTAAAATTTACGGAGACAAGGGGACGAAGATTCCCAAGGGCTTCCAGGTGGCCACCAAGGATAATGTCCTTTTTGAGACCCTGGAAGAAGCTGTTATTGCCGGGGAAAGTGTGGAAGTCCCAGCAGTATCTCTAGGAGCCGGCAAGGGAAACAATGTGCCAGAAGAAACCATTACGGAGATTATCAACCCCACCTTTGGCATAGATAGGGTGGTCAACATTGACAAAGCGGAAGGGGGCTTGGACCTGGAAACGGACAATGAATTCCGGGAAAGGTATAAAAAATCCTATTCCAGGGTTGGCGGGTCAACGGTTCCGGCCATCCGTGCTGCTCTTTTAGATATTGACAAGGTGGTGGATTGTGAGGTCCGGGAGAATGTGACCATGGAAACAATAGACGGGATTCCCCCCAAGTCGGTGGCCGCCTATGTCTATGGGGGCGAGGACCAGGAAGTGGCCCAAGCCATCTTTGAAAATAAGGCAGCAGGGATCCAAGCCTTTGGGTCCAAGGTGGTCAAGGTTACAGATGAAAAGGGGGAAAGCCACTCCATAGGCTTTACCAGGGCCCAAGTCCAGGATATATGGGTCAAGCTAATCATTACAAAAGACAAGGACTACAAGGGAGACCAGGCAGTCAAAAGGGCTGTTTTAAACTACATCGGGGGCAGGGACCTAGATGGGATTGAGTATCCAGGCCTTAAGCTTGGGGAAGATGTCATTCAATCCAAGGTCCTGGGCCGGGTTATGTGTATGGGGGGTGTGGCTGATATTAAGGCCTACATCTCCAAGGATGGGAGGTCCTGGCAGGAATCCAATATCTCTATAGCAAGAGCGGTCATTGCCAAGACGGGTCCTGAAAAGGTTGTGATTGAGTATGTATCATGACCAAGAAGCCCTATACTATAAGGCCTGGAGGAGATTGCCGGAGCGGTTCAGGAAGCCTAATAATTTAGCTCTATACTATGTCCTTTATGGGGGCTATGGAGAGATAGAAGCAGGCTTCCAGGGCATAAGAAATAGCCGGGATATTGACCAGGCCACCGGGGAAACCCTGGACAGGCTGGGGGAAAATGTGGGCCAATTCCGCCTAGGGGAAGAAGATGACCTCTACCGGCTTTTAATTAAGACCCGGGTTATAGCCAATATGTCCATTGGGGATATCCCAACCATTAACTATGTGATGTCAGTCCTCTTGAAAGAAGTCTTTCTAGGCCTGGAAGAAACCTGGCCCTATGAAGATTATCTCCGGGAGCCGGCAGCAATCAAGTTAAAGCTTGGCCCCTTGGCCGGGTCTATCCCCTATGAAATCATAGACCGGATAAAGGCTGCCGGAGTTAGGGTCTTGATAGAGCTTAACTATAGACATGACCTGAAAGTGGGGTCAGGTATGGTGGCAGGAGAAATGATTACCATAGCTCCACCCAAGCCAGGAGACATTGAAGAGGACTTGCCCTATCACTTAGGGGCAAGCATCTATACAGAGCACGAAGAAGTGACCATCGGAAGGAGTGATTAAAGATGGCGGAGAAATTTTTTAGCCTGATTACAGAGATTGGCCAAAGCAAGATAACCAATGCTGTAGCCTTGGGTAAAAAGCTTGAATTGTCCAGCCTTTGTGTAGGGGACGGAGACGGCCACTATTACGAGGTAACGGAAAAGCAAACCCAGCTTAAAAATCAGGTATGGGAAGGGGCCTTAACCAAGGTTATCATTGGGGAGAAAAACAAGAATGAAATCCTGGTGGAAGCCTATATCCCAACGGATGTAGGGGACTTTTACATCCGAGAAGCAGGCATCCGGGACAAGGATGGAGATCTAATTGCTATTGCCAAGCATCCGGAAACCTATAAGCCGGTTGGGGAGTTTGGGGCCTATAAGGACATCATCATCCGGATGATTTTAAGCTTTTCCAATGCAGCGGAAGTGATTTTAAAGGTGGATCCATCCATTGTGGTGGCCACTCAAAAGGACCTAAAGGACCTGATGGATAACCTGCCTAGCATGATGGACTTAAAAAGCTATCAAAAGGCTAAGGAAAAAGGGGAACCTGGAGGCTATGCCAGCCTAGGAGCTGATGGAAAGGTCCCCAAGGCCCAGCTACCTGTAGCAGAAAAGGGGCTAGGCCTGGGAGAAACGGCAGATACGGCCTACCGGGGAGACCGGGGCAAGACTGCCTATGACCACAGTCAAAAACCCCATGCTCCGGCCAATGCCTATAGCAAGGAAGCTATGGACGGAATTGTAGAAGATATCGAAGGGCGAATGTTAGAACTTGGAAATACATCAGACAAGGCCTTCCGGGGAGACTATGGGAGGATTGCCTATAACCATGCTAGGAGTAAGCATGCAGACCCCAACCTTTATACAAATTCCCAAGTAGACCAAAAACTAAAAACCACCAAGGAAGAAATCCTGGTGGAAATTAAGAGTAACATTATAGACCAAATAATTGCCTTATCATAGGCAGAAAGGAGAGAGCATGCAAGCAATTAGGAGTATATGTATTAGGGTTACAAGTGATAATGTTATTACTGTGCCTAAAGATGAGATTTGGAAGGTTGCAGGCTATGTCAACTCTAAAGAGAAAGCGTCAGAATATGATATATCTACATCTAACTTTAACTCTAGAGATCGACAATCAACTATACTGGGGGGGGGTATACGGTTAAAAGTAGATGGAGGATCTCAATATGACGACCCAAAAGTTTTAACCGGCATAGCATTTAAACTGTAAGAAAAGAGATGGGTAAGCTGTAAAGGCTGTCTTATCTCTTTTTTGTATGTAAATTTTGAAAGGAGATAAGACGTGAAATTTAAGAGAGGGATAAATCTAGTTTTAAAAGATAATCAGAACGTTGTCGTGCCAAGAGGCGAGTTTTGGAGATATTCAATTTTTTCTGGCGATAGAGATGGTGATTTTGGAGTATTAGCTAACAGCAATGCATCCGGCAAGGGCATATATACACAGGTGTGCTCCGCCGCGGGTGCTAAATTAAAATCTGCTGCTTCCATCTACATCACTGGAGCAGCTTTTACAGCAGATTAAATTTAGAAAGGAGAAAGTATGTACAAATTATGGAATGACAGTGCCAACGGATTTATCACTTGGGGTCCCCCGGACTTAAACTTGGCTAAGGCCATTGTGGAAGAGGTAACCGGCAAAAAGACCTCCATGGAGGACCCGGTCCAAGTGACGGAAGACCAGGTGGAAAAAATCCATGAACTCTATGGGGAAAGAAACCATGACCCCAAGAGTGTAGAAGAGCAAGACCGAGAAGTGGAAGTATCCAAGGCGGAAATCATGCTGGGTATGACCTCTATGTATGAGGAAATGCTCAAAAAGGATACAGAAAATAAGTTGGCAATGGCGGAACTTTTTGAAAACACTTTAAAGTAGGAGGTAGAAAATGGTAAATATCTATGTACAATTAATCAAAATGGGCCTTAAAAAATTAGAGGAAGTACCGGCGGTTATCCGGGACCAAGTCAAAAAAGCCCTGGAAGATGAAAAATAAGATAGGTTTAGGTGTAGCACTGGTGACCGGTGCTTTTTTAGTTTTTAGATTTAAGAGAGGAGTAAAAGACATGGCAGTAATTTACGCAAGTTTGATTGTAAGTGGGTATAAGACTTTTGGTCAAGTACCCAAGGTTATCCAACCCCAAGTCAAAGAGGTTTTAATCCAACTGGGACTTGGAGAATTGGCAGAATAAAAAAGGGGTGGTTTTATGCCACCCTTCTTTTTATCATTTCCTGGTATAATTAGGTTAAGGAGATGATAAAAGTGGACCCTATACAATTTGACCGGCTTATAGAGACCTTAAATAAGATTGATTGCCCAACAATTATAATATCCATACTTGGGGCTGCAATTAGTGCTTTTGTAGCTTATAAAGTGGCTAAATTCCAGGCTAATAAGTCTGATGAACAAGTTGAAAAACAAATTGATTCTCAAAGAGAGCTTGAAAAAGAAATATTCTTTAGACAAAACAAGTATGAAAAAATCCAACTTCTTATGAGGGATTGTGATGAAATTAAGATATTTTGCTTAGATCAAATGTATAATTTGTTTGGGCTATACCATAAGCATTTAAGCACAGATGACCTGGATGGTTACAGGGAAGCAGTATTTAACAGGTCCTTAACCCCTGTCCTTAACATCAGTACAGGTATTATTGACATTGGATTTGATGAAGAGGAAACGGAGATTATAAAGGGTTTAAGACTTGAGGAAAAGTACAATGATATCATATCGAAGTCTCAAGTAGTTAATAACTCTTTACAGCTAACCTACAGTACATGGGGTTTAGAAGAAAAAGACAAGTGCAAAAACCATGAGAGGTATTCTAAATCGATAGATTTTATTAAAGATTTATTAAATGCTAGCTTGCTTTTAGGCTTAGCTTTAGAAGAACTGGACAAGTACAATTTGTATAGGTTGACAAACAGGGATATTCCAACGGACTATATGGAAGAGGCAAAAAGACAAATTGAGGAAAAATATGAAAAGGTAAAAGTACCTTTACAGAAAGAGCTTGATTAAGCTCTTTTTTTATACATGAAATGGGGTGACTATGCTTGAATTATATCAACCAATTGTAAATTTTGGGGTTTTGGTTGTGATTGCTGCTATGTACCTGTGGCAAACTCCAAGGACCATTGAAAAAATTACAAAGGTAGTAGAAGCAAATACGGAAGTTATCAGGGACTCCAAGGTTTACCATGAGCGAATGGAAAAATACCTGGACGACATGAAAAGAGATATCGAGGATCTAAAGTGCAGCAAGGATGACAAGGAAATGATGGAAATCCTATCGAGAATTGAAAGAAAAGTAGATGACTTGGGAAAATAATAGGGCGGGCTTAGGCCTGCCTTTTTGATTGGAGGGAAAGATGGAATTTATTTTTGACCCTGTAAAGTACAATTTTTCTAGTCGTAAAGGGCAAAAGATCCAATTTATTGTCATCCATGATACCGGGAATGCCGGTAAAGGAGCGGATGCCATGGCCCATCGGAACTACTTCGGTGGAGGAAATCGAAATGCTAGTGCCCATTACTTCGTGGATGACAAAAGGATCGTGCAGATTATCGGGGACTCCTATTCTTCCTGGCATTGTGGAGACAATCAGGGGTATGGACGTGCTTTAAATGGGTGCAGGAATGCCACATCCATTGGGATTGAGCTATGTATTAACAGGGACGGGGATTATAGACAGGCTTATAAAAATTTGGTGGAATTAACCAAAAATCTTATGCAAAAGTTTAGTGTTCCTGTTTCTAGAGTTTGTAGGCATTATGACGTATCAAGAAAGAGATGTCCAGGAACCTTCTTTTCTAAGGGCTTATGGGGAGATTTCCAAGGAAAAATCTTCATGCCCATAGAGTATAAGATGAATCTATCTAAGACATCCTCTTTTAATGCCGAAGAAGCTTTAAAGGAAAGAGAGGTCTTAGTAGCTAAGGATCCAAACAAAAATACATTTATCAAAAAGCGGAGGAGGAAAAGATGGCACAAATTGAAAAGGCCTATGAAACCTATAAAGAGCAAGCTGAAGAGATGACCCCATCAGACTGGGCCAAAGAAACTTGGGACAAAGCTATAAAAATGGGAATCACAGATGGTAGAAGCCCTAAGAGGTACTGCACCCGGGAGGAAGCGGTGGCCATGATTTTAAGGGCCACAGAACAAGACAAGTAGTATGGATGAAGCTATCTATAGCCTATAAGCCAACCTGTCAAGATAGGCCTTGGCTTATCCGGAGAGAGGGTGGCCACTACAGCCAGCATGCACATATGAGGACGAAGAAAGATGCTGAAAAAGTCAGGGTCTTAATCGACCGGGGAAAGTATCCTTATTGCAGAGATTTTAAGGTGGCCATGCAAAGACTTTTGACCGAGGAAGAATTTAAAGGATTAAAAAAGAAGCAGAGGTATTTTAACCCCCAAAAGGGCATAAACCTAGGTAGTATAACACCTAAAGGCTTTTTCATGGGCCTTAAATCGCCTTGTGTGACCTTGTTTAAAATGGCTTAAAATAGCCAAAAGGAGGATTTTTATGGATTGGAAGAAAAAAATTGGTAGTCGTAAATTTTGGGCCTGTATCACGGCCGTGATTATCTCCATGGTGGCTTTTACAAGTGCTACACCGGAGACCACGGAAAGGATTGTGGCTCTTATTGGTGCTATCGGTGGTCTGTCGATTTATATGCTATCCGAGGGATTAGCAGACTCTAAGCCGGTAGACGTCAAGGTGGACACTAAAGAAATTGTGGAAAAAGAAGAGATATAAAAAAAGAGGCCTTGGAGTAAAATCCAGGGCCTTTTTTTATTGGCAATTTTATTAAATTATGGATGGCAGCGGCCACAAGGACTATAGCCTTGTCCTATAGCATCATTTCTAGATGAAAAACCTACCATGTTGTGAGGACTCATTTTGTTTACAGAAGGACAACTTCTTTTGTGGAATTTACCCGTGTTAGAATTGCCTATATAAGCGGCATTGATAGGATTTGAATTATAAGTCTTTGTAGGTGCACTTGCCTTTGGTTTAGCAACTGGCTTTTTAGGAGTGGGCTTTGGAGCTTCGGGAGCTGTTCCACCTGCCCATAGACCTGTATTTGCTTGTCTAGCTTGTCTTTCTAAAGATTTAAAGAGATCTACATACTTGATATCCGGAGGAAAAGTAGCTAATTTACCATAGCCATTTTTGATCAAGGTAGCATTAAAGCATAGGCTGGCCATCTCGTCATTGTTTGGTTCATTACTGGATGGACGTGCTAGCCATACATACCTTAATAGTCGGCCGTAGCGGTCTGTTTCAGAAACGTCTTTTTGTAGGTATACAGTTTTACCAGCAAGTTGTGATGTTGTATAGGCGGAGGCTTCTTTTCCAAAATACTCTACTCCTTTTTTGGGATGTTTCGTTTCCGGAGTATCCACAAGTATTAGTCTTACCTTCCTATTTCCTGACACAACAATTGTATCCCCGTCTATAACTCGTTCCACTGTTACAGCCTCGAACGTATTATTTGACGCTTTTGAACCAGTTTCTTCGTACCCATCGCCAATGACTACAACATAGTTAGCTTGGTCCCAATATACGTTATTTCCAAGAAGTTCTGCCACAATACGTATTGGCACCATGGTTCTATTGTTAATTGCCTTAGGAGGTACATCTAAGTCCCATATAACCCTTTCAGATCCATGCTTATATATTGCATCTATAGTCGGTGTACCATTTTCGATGTCGGCTAGCATTTCGGATGTAAATTCTGGAGTTAGCCTTAAAGCCTTTTGAACTCCTAAGAAAAAACATAATTTGTGGACCCTGTTATCTCAATAGCCTGTGTTTCTTGATGCCAAGTAACCTTATAACCAAGAGTTTCAGAAATAACCCTAAGAGGAACAAGCACTCTTTGACTCTCTACAACAGGTGCCACATCCGCATTCACATATTGGCCATTGACCCATAGCTTGGGAGCTGCTGCCTGGGCATAGCTTGGGAGCAGGCCGACTATTAATGACAGGATAAGTAGGGATAAAGTTTTTAGTTTTTTCATTTTGACCACCTTTCTTTGATTTAATCATAGCATAAATAAAAAATTTTTTTGACTTTTTTGAGGATAATTTCAGAAAGCTAGTATTTTCAATGGGTACAGGCTATAAAAACATTTTAAAAACTTTGTGGAAAGGAGTTGACATAGTACAGGTACTAAGGTATACTATATATAGAAGTTAAGGGAATACATAAAACAAAGGGGAAAGAAAATGAAAAATATCGAATTAAAAAAGAATTATTTGACGAGTTAGCAGGATATGAAACTTATACAACAGAAATTTTACTAGATGGAGTAAAGGTTGGCAGAGCAGATGTAATCGTCCCTCCGGAAGAAGAAAGCGACCAAGTATATGTAGAGTGGATAGGGATTGACGAAGAGTACAGAAATCAAGGAATCGGAACTCAAGTAATCAACATGTTAGCTGAAGAATATGGGTTCATTTATTTTGCACCATGTGATGAAGATAATGTAAGATTATACGAAAGAATCGCCGAAGAAATGACTGAAGATACTCCCGAAGTAGACCAAGGTTTTGGAGTTTACTTCCTAGAAAAATAAAAGGCCGGGGCCCCGGGATAGGGGCTCCAAACAAAAAGAAAAGGGGATAAAAATGAAAAAGTATTTTTTAGAAAAATTAGAAGCTATGGTAGATAGTAAAAAAGAAGTCCTGGAAGAAATCGCATACTATGAAAGCCTGAAAGAATTTTTCGAAGAAAAAAACCTCTATAGATTTTATGAATTTGAAGATGAATTAAAGGATGCTATCCTTGAATCGGATACAGATGACCAAGAATTCCAATTAAATCAAATTTTGGCCGACTACTACAGCTACTCAATTGCAGAATTGGATATGGCCGAAGCCCAAAAAAGAAGTAAATGTTTTGAGTATGTAGCAGAAAATAAGGAAAAATTTAAAGAGTATCTAGATGTATATGATCTTTTAAGCTTGATTGGTAGCCAAGATTACGGCTGGATGGATGATGAAGAAGTAAAAGCGGTTGATCGCTTTATAGCAGAAAATTTCCATGAAGATCTATATGATGAGATAGAAAATTTAAGAAGATTACTAGATGTGGAAAAAGTATACGGAAATTTAAAAAAGATTCATACTTTACGTCTTATAAAATTAATGGAAGATATAGAAAATCATGAAGTCAAGTAAAATTAAAAAAGGAGACAGCTTTGGCCGGTGGGTGGTAGTTGAACCATCCACCAAGCCTGGGTATGTAAGATGCCTTTGCTCTTGTGGTACAAAAAGGGATGTACTGGTACAGAATTTAATTCAAGGGAAAAGTCAGTCTTGTGGGTGTATGTCTAGGGAGAAAGCCCGGGAAAAGTTATACAGGGAGATGGACCAAAAGGTTCTTGGACATAATTTTGGGAGATTGACTCCTATAAAAAGGACAAGTAAAGAGGGTTTATCTAAGTATCTATGTAGATGTACTTGTGGAAAAGAGATTGAGGTTTTGGGCTCTCAACTTTTGGCCGGGCTTTATAGGTCTTGTGGATGCTGGCAAAAAGAGGGTTATGACGACTTTGACAAGATAAAGGACCTGGGCACTCAAAAATTGGCAAGTAGAAGGGTAGAGGGTACAAGCCTCTATGCTATCCAAGACAGGGTACAGAAAAATAATTCTTCTGGGGTTAGAGGAGTTAGTTGGATCCCTAGGCTACAAAAGTACCGGGCCTATATAACCCTTAGAGGTAAACAAAAAAATCTTGGAGTTTTTAAAAATCTAGAGGATGCCAAGAAAGCAAGAAAAGAAGCGGAAGAAAAGTATTTCAAGCCGATACTGGACAAGTATAAAGATAGACTAGAGGAGGAAAAAGATGACTGATAAGATGAAAAAGCAGCTAGAGGCAGACAGACGATGGATTGAGAAAAATACTGACCATAAAAGGTACTTATCCTATAGATCCACAGCCAGGTCCTTTATCCGTAATCGGGCCACCCTGGAGGACCTGGAGGAGCTGAAAAAGATAATCGAAGAGAAAGAAAAAGAATTAAAGAAATAATAAAAAAAGACCGGGAAGCCAATTAAGACTGCCTGGTCTTTTTAATGTAAAATATAATAATTTTTATCAAGTATATCAAGCTTTCAACTTCGCACGAGATTTCACACGGGATTTCACACGGGGTCTTTGTACAAATTCAACCAAAAATAACCAAATGTATAGGAAAGTAAAAAATAAGAATGGCTAAATTGCAAGCCTACCGCAATCTAGCCATCTATAAATTGGTGGACAGTACTGGACTTGAACCAGCGACCCCTACGATGTCAACGTAGTGCTCTACCAGCTGAGCTAACTCTCCCCATATGAAACTACTTCTATTTTACTAAAGCTTTACCAAAAGTGCAAGTCCTTTTCTTTTCATTTTTGGCCAAGAGGGGTATAATGAAAAGATAGACAAGGAGGATGTATGAAAGACAAAATAGGCCCTATTAGCCAGGGCATGCAATTTATACTCATTCTAGGGATGGTTTTTCGGTCCTTGATGGCCGGGCAATTGGACCGGGTCTTTTTTCTTATGCTGGCGGGAACCTTTATCCTGGCCGGTTTTTCTAGCTTTTTAAACTATCTAGAGGAAGGGGACCAAATGTCTCTTTTTTTAGCCTTAAGTCAAGTAATTGCTGGCTTTTTATTCTTTTTTATCCAATAA